ATGCGGGTCGTGTTTGTCCAACCAGTCGAAAAGTTTGAGCTGATCGTCGTCCGCTTTGACGATCTCCGTCCACTTGGTGCCAAATGCCAGCCCTTCCTTCGGCCCCTTGACCTTGACGTTGTCTTCCGGCGCAATCGCCCGCTGGTAGTATTCCGGCGCTTGGTCGCGGAGGCGCAAGATTTCGCGCAGCTTCATGGCGGGGCAGAAGAAGCAGGATGATTTGCCTGCTTGCGGCAGGCCGTGGCGGGCGATGGCCTCGACGCACTCTTTGCGCGCCCACTGCCACTCAATCAAGGGGAACCAGTTGACCGCCGTGCGGCCCTTTGCCAAATCGTTGCTGACGACATAGGTGGCCCGATGGCCCTCGGCAAAGTCAAAGCCAACCGCTTGCGTCACCGTCTTGCAGTCGTTGGTGTCCATCCATTGACGGATGCGCTTACGCTGCGGCTCTTGCTTGTATTTCAGCGAGCAGGCTTTGTATCCGTAGGCAAGACTCGGCAACTGTTGGCGGCGTTTACACTCGCCTTCCAGCCCTTCAAACTCTCCCTTGTAAGTCTTAAAGACCGTCTCAATCGTCAGGCCAAACCACTCTTGGCACTTGTCTGACATAACGCGCAGATGCTCGTAGGTGTGCGGAAGTTCGCCGCCCGTGTCGGCAAAAAGGATCAGCGCAGGGCGGATGCCGCGCTCGCGGAAGCCGCAAAGCATGGCGGTGCTGTTGGTGCCGCCGCCGTAGGCTACGATAAGAGGGTGTTCTGGCATGAAATGTAAATGGGCGCTGGCTGGTTAGCGCTCGGTCCTCCCCAGGACCGTTGTTACGAATTGCCTAGCCAGCGCCCAAAATGTCCAAAGTCGGATTCTCCGCACACGCGAGCTGGTCGATGCGCGCAGTCAGCCACCGGCCGTTATCCTCACGACAGACGGTGACGTAGTCGTTCTCCATGCCGCCCTGCGCGACAACGTAGAGCACTCGGCATGTGCCGATGCCGTCTACTTCGACGCGGAAGTTTTGGGGTGGCCAAGAGATCATTGGAAAATAGTGACGGCGCCCCAGTCGTCTTGCGCGCTGGAGCTGGGCATCCCCGGAATGTCCGCGCGGCCACACCACATGAACCGCGGCAAGAACCCGCTTGAGCCGTCAATTAAAGTCATTTTGATTGTTTGCGCTTGCGCATCTCGGCGCAAAGCGCGTCCGCTTTTTTCTTCGCTTCTTTAGCGACAAGTTTCTCGCGCTTGCTCTTGAGCAGCGTGATGGTTTTGTCGATTTCAGCGATTTCGGCGGTCATAATGTTGAAGTCAGTCATAAATCGTAATGCGCCAGAGACCGATCTGAGCGATGCTGTAGCCGAGCCAGATCAGACCGTGCCAGTAGCGGTGCTGGATGAGGCCGAGGTCGATGGCGACCGTGAAATAGATCAATCCGACCAAGGCGATGAGAAAACCGGATGTCATCGGCGCGCTTTGGCGGTCTTGGCTGATGCGCGGAATGCTTTGGCAGTAGGCGCGCCGGCAGAACCGGGCTTGCGCATGCGCTCACCGCTTCCGGCGGCGATGCGGGCCTTTTTGGCGTGAATGTTGGCGTATAGTCCTGCGGGTTTTTTCATAATTATTCTTCTTCGTTGTTTCCGTAGCGGATGGCCCAAGCGAACATGCCGCCATAGGCTGCCAAGGCGCCGAGCACTACGCCCAAGGCGAGGCCGATGAGGATGTAGCCGGCGGCGGTCACTCGTGGACGCGCCTCCATTTGTCTTTCCACATCGACCTCGCCATCGTGGCAGACTTCTCGGCGACTGCTTCCTCGCTCATGTCGGGGCAGACATGGTGGAGCAGCTCATGCAGAACCGTGTCTAGCTCGTCCGCGCCGGATTGACGCGGGTCGATGTAGACCTTGCCGTCGCCCAGCGTCATGCCGTCCGCTTTTTCGCGGCCCAACTTTTTACGGACGATTGCGATGGTTCTGCGTGGGGGCATTTAGGCGAGGTCGGCTGGGCGCGCTTGGAAGAAAACATCGGTCAGATTGTATCTGGCATCGCACTCGGCGCCGCAGGCGGCGTAGCCGGCGACATCGATCCAGTTGTCATGCTTGGCGGCGTGCGCTTGGCGGGCGATCTTCACCAGGATCATCAGCGCGGCGATGTCGGATGCTGTGACCAAGACCTGCGCGCCGTTAGTGCGCGACAGGTAGCTGGAGAACATCTCGGCCTGCGTTGCGAAGTCATCCGCGGGCGAGCCGTAGTCCTCGTTGCGCGATCCGCAGACGGCAGATGACGCGGCATCGAGTGTTTGCTTGGCGGTTTGCATTTAGGCGGCTTTCTTGAGCTGCAACTGCGCGTAGTGGAGGTTGAGCTTGGCCTGAAAGACGGCCCAGTAGTGCTGGATTGAAAAGATGTCAGACACCTCAAAGTCTCCAGCGCGCTCTTTTCCGATGCGGACAATGGCGCGGCGCTGGATTTTCATGTCGGGCCGATTCTCGTTCCACAACTGCTCATAAGCGGCGAGCTGCACCTTATGCGCTCCAACGATAGAGTTACTGGTTTTCCAATCGAGCAGCACAATCTTGCCGTCACGGTCGCGGCTAGGTGCGTCGATGGTTCCGCCGAAGAGGTAATCTTCCGAAACAAGCTGCACCTCCGGCTCAATGACAGTTAGCCCTTCCTCGTCCCACCAGCGGCGGAAGTTCTGGAAAGCAATTCTGGCGTTTTCTACATCTGCCGGCGAATACTCGCTGAGGTCTGGCTCATGGTTGTGCAGGAAGCACTCGATCATAAAATGCGCCACGGTGCCGATATCGGCGGCCTTGTCGCGCACCTTGCGGTAATCCTGACCGTCCATGCCGAGCTTCCACGCCCAATGAATGAGGCCGCTGCTGTCCTCGCCGATCTTGGCGATGGTGCTGGCGCCGGGAACGTCGGTGCCGTCTTTCAACGGATACTTCTGGTGTGCGCGGGTCTTCTCAAGGCGTACGATTTTGCGTCCGTCCTCGGTGAAGCGATCCGGCGCCGCGGGCTTGGCGGCGCGTGCCGCCTTGCCCTTGGTGCTGGGTTTGCGTGTGGTGTTTTTCGCTGGCATGAGAGTTACCAGCTAATCTCTTCGTCGTCGGTGCCGGTCTTGGCCGCGGCGGGCTTGGCTTCCGAAACGTCGAAGCCGTAGCTGGCAGCGCTGCCGCCATCGCCCCAGGTGACTAGTTCAAGCACTTGCACCGCTTTAGGCTGCAGCGTGATGCCAGCGCCGAGGCTGGCCGTGTACCAAGCGTAGGGCACGACCGCGACTTTGATCTTGGAGCCGCCGCCGACATTTGCTTCGAGCGGCTGGCCGTCAGCGCCGAAGAGCTTCGGCTGGCGACTGTACTCTTCGCCGGCCTTGGTCTTACCGATGGCCTTGACCTTGAGCTTGAGTTGGACGAGGCCGTCATTTTCTTCCCAAGGCGCGGCGTGCATCTTGAGCTTGTCCTTCTTCAGCTCGCGCTTTTTGTCGGCGACAAACTCAGCGAGGATTGCTTCGACATCATCGATGAACGGCTTGGCGTCTTCTGCGGACAGCTCAAGATTGACTTTGTAGACCCCAATTTCGTCGAACTTGGTGTCGGCGCGGTTGAGGCTGGGATAGCGAGCGATGCCCGCGGGTGTGGTTAGGGTTTTATTTGGCATGGTTGTTATGTGGTTGGTTGTTGTGTTTGTGTTGGGACTAGAAAATCGGAGCGGCGAAGGATCGTGAGGAAGTCGGAAGCGCGCAGCGTGATGAACCACTCCTCGCCGTTGCGCTTGTGGGCGACGACCGGGAAGAGCTTGGCCTTGGCATCGCGGATGGCTTGGGCCATCCAGTCGCGGATCTTGACGACCTGGCAGAATTTGACCTCCCAGTGGAAGTCGGGGAGGCACGGGCAGACGACATCGGGCGAGTCGCCGAGGCCGGAGAACTGCTGCCCGCGGCGGATACCGGAGTCTCCGAAGGCTTCGCGCAACTCGTCTCTCCACATGCGCTCTCCGCGGGCGCCTTTGGCTCGGCTATTCATTGATGGCCTCCCAAAGTTGTTTCGCCGGGGCGTAGACCGAGCCGTCGCTGTCGCTGGTGCGTCCCGCGGGTGCGGTGCCCTCGAAGCGGGTGAGCGAGGGGCGCCATGTGAGGTTGAGTGTGCCGGTGCGGCCGGCGCGGTGCTTGGCAACGATCAATTCGGCATCTTGTGGGTCGGGTTCTTGGTCTTGCACAGCGTAGTAGCAAGGGCGGTGAACCAAACACACGATGTCGGCGTCCTGCTCAATGCTGCCAGACTCTCGGAGGTCGCTAAGTTTCGGGCGGTTGTCGCTGCGGTTCTCGGCTTGGCGGTTGACCTGGGCGGCGGCGACGACTGGAATGCCCAGCTCCATGCTCATGGCTTTCAACCCGCGGCTGACGAAGCCGACTTCGTTTTCGCGGCTTTGGGCGCCGGAGTGACTGACGAGCTGCAGGTAATCGACGAAGATGCACTTCACGCCCCAGCGGCGGACGGCTAGGCGGGCGCGGCCGCGGATGTCGAGGAGCGTCAGACCGCCGCGGTCATCAACGTAGAGCGGTTCGCTGGCAAACTGCGTGGCGGCATCCATGATCCGGTGCTTCATGGAAGCGGTGAGGAATCCGT